CCCGGATTTCCTTGAGATGATGTAAATTGCTCATTTACAATATAAGAAATCCAATTTTCAAAAAACTGAATAACCGTATAATTATTGACACCATTTCCTTGAGTGTCTGTATCCACGTAAAAAGTAAAATCTGCTCTATCGTCATAAACACGACGATAAGCATTTTTTTGGGATACTCCATGATAATCATTGTCAATATCAATCGTTGCTAAAGAAGATCCTGGAAGTGATGCTTCACTGCAAAGTAAAGAAAAAAGTTCTTCATCATACGATGCACCAGCACCACTATTTCTTTTTTTTATAGCCCAATCTCTCACTGCAGGTGGAGGATTAAACCAACACTGAAAATGTGAGGTAAGGGCAGGCCTTAATAATTGATGCTTTATGGAATCCAATCCTTTGATTATAGGTGATGGTGAAGGCATCTATAAATACTTATTGACCGTTATATATTATGTATACTGGAAAATGGCAGAAAGTATTAAGAGTATCTACAAACCATCTCATCCAGAAAAATATCAAGGTGATGCATCAAACATCATTTGCAGAAGCAGTTGGGAGAGACGCTTTTGTTATTATTGTGATCATAATCCCAGTATAATTTCTTGGGCGTCTGAAGAGTTTTGTATTTCTTATGTGTCTCCAGTTGATAATCGGATTCATAGATACTTTCCAGACTATCTTATTAAAGTAAAAGAAGAGTCTGGAAGAATTAAGACTTATGTGATTGAAGTAAAACCCAAGAAACAAACACTTCCTCCAAAGCAAAGATCAAGAGTGACTAAATCATATCTTCACGAATGTAGAACTTATGCAGTCAATCAGGCAAAGTGGAAAGCGGCAGAAGAGTGGTGTGCGGATAGAATGCTTGAGTTTAAAGTAATCACCGAGCAGGAATTGGGAATTAAATAATGGCAGAAGGTTTTGGGCAGTACACAGAAAAAGCATCAACAACTGTAAGAGTCAGAGAACTCAAAAGAAAAATTGCCCAAAGTGGAACCAGTGATCCAGAAGACTTAATGTTGATGATAATGGATGCATTAAAGGAAGAAGTATTATATCCAGAACCAGGTAAGTTTTATACCTTTCTTTATAATCCAAAAACTCCAGAAATTGAATATGATCAACACCCATTGATTGCTTGTACTGAACTTCAGAAGTGGGGGTTCAAAGCAATTAATTTTCATTGGAGACAATCAAGACAATACACCTGGGAAGAAGTTGCTGGAAAACTTCACGTTGTTAAGTACAATGAGTTAGATGAATTACTTTCAATACCTTATGCAAAATTCCGTCTAAATAAATAAAAACTCTCTCATAAATGTCTCATACTCTACAAAAAATTGAGATGATTAGTCCTTCTGTAAATGGGGGAGAGTTCTGATGGCGGGGCAAAATTATGTTTGGCAAGTTTCGAAACCAAGCATAGGAACTGGAGTCGGTGTTATAAGTTCTGCATATAACAGAGATAATACAAGTCCATTTACAACTATAACTGAAACAAATTCATCAGGTTATGTTGATGTTTTTCCCGATAGTACTTCAACAGATTTTAATATTAAAAATCTTCAATATGCAATTCAAACTGATGGAAAAATAACCTATAGAGTTAAAGATGGAACACAAAATCCAAGGCAATATAATAGTCTTCAAGAACTAGCTGACGGGCGTGGTAGTTGGAATAGTACAACGAGTAAGCAAGTTCAAAATAAAATGAATGGTATTTTGACTAGCTCTGCACAATCAAAAGGTGTTACTCCAACATCACCAACTCCACCTGTAGGGGATCAAGTGGGTTCTACTACAGACCCATTTACCACAAATAATCTAAAAACTTTAGAAGAAGGAATTCCTGGAAGGCCTCCCAGATTGCAATATGGAAATTTATATTATCCACAAGATATTGGAACATCAAGTTCTGATGTAATCAAGTTTACAATGATTCGTTATGGAGTAAAGACTACCCAACCAAATAGTTTCAGTCTTGGAGAAAGAAAGTTACCTCAAGGAGAAACACAAATACAAGGTAGTGTTACAATGTCCATTCAACCTTCTATAGGAGATTTTAATTCTGTAAATTGGAATGGATTGGAAATGGGAATGTTGGGTATGGCAGCGGGAAGTTCAGTTTTAGAAACCATTGATACTGGGAGCATTTCAGGATCAATAGATAAACTAGGAAACGTAGCAAAATTAGAAGGAACTGCTTTAGTAAACTCAGCTATAGCAGCCGCTGCACAGGAAGCGACAGGTACAAAAGGTCTCCTAACAAGACTTACTGGTGCAATGTTTAATAACAACCTTGAGTTACTTTTTCAAGGTCCACAATTAAGACAATTTACATTTACCTTTAAATTATCACCAAGATATCAAGAAGAATCTGAATCAGTAAGAAAAATTATTAGATTTTTTAAACAAGGAAGCGCAGTACAAAGATCAACTACAAATCTTTTTCTTAAATCTCCAAATATATTCAATATTGAATATATGAATAGAGGAAAAACAGAACATAAATCTTTAAATAAAATAAAGACCTGTGCCTTGGTAAGTTGCAGTGTTGACTATACCCCAACAGGTTCTTATATGACATACAATGATGATGATAGTAGTATGGTGTCATATGCACTATCACTCACTTTTAATGAACTTGAACCAATTTATGAGGATGAATATGATAGAGATGATTCAAACGGAGTAGGATACTAAAATGGCAAAACCATACTTCAGACAAGTTCCAGATTTTGATTACGTCTCTAGAAATTCAGAAGACAAATATATCTCTGAATATATTCCCGTTAAAAATCTTTTTAAGCGTGGAAAGTTAAAAGATGATATTTTCGGCAATTTATCTTTCTTTGAAAAATATTCAATTATTGGTGATGAAAGACCAGATAATGTTGCATATAAATTTTATAATGATGAAACTTTAGATTGGGTAGTTCTTCTTTCAAATAATATTTTAAATATCCAATCAGAATGGCCACTTCCACAAACATCACTTGATCAGATTCTTTTGGAAAAATATGGATCTTATGATGAACTCTATAATGGAATTCATCATTATGAAACTGTAGAAACTAGAAACTCATCTGGAGTTGCAATTCTTTCTGGTGGTTTAAAAATGCCAAATACCTGGAGAACTAATGGAAACTTCATTCAGGTCATTAATACAAAAATTAATCAAATCTTTGCAGGAAGTGGTGGAAGGGCAACTAAAACCGTTACTGTTACTATGAATAATGGTATCAAAGGATTGACTGTTGGATCTCAAGTAATAATCTCCAATGTATCAGAAAATGTTTTTAATGGAAGATTTGCAGTAACTTCAGTTGTTGCTCCCTTCGATGATACTGCAATTTCTTTTACTTATGAACTTCCATCAGTTCCATCTGTTGCAGATCCAGTTTTAAGTACATCTGCAAAAGAAGAAGTTATTTTTACAATTGAAGGAAATATTGGAGTTGGGAATGCCTATTATTATGAGTATTATGATGATAAACTTGGTTATTATACTACTCTTCCATCAACACAAATACTCACTCCAGTAACCAATTATGAGTATGAAACAAAAATTGAAAATGATAAAAGAAATATTTTCGTACTTAAACCACAATATCTTAATGTAATTTTTAATGATTTGGATGGATTTATGTCATATAAAAGAGGTGCTACTCAGTATGTGAGCAGCACCCTAAAACGTGGTGATAATATTAGACTTTACGAATAATCACTCTTCAGCCAATTTTTGGAAGTATGAGAGTGCATCATCTTCATCTTCATCATCTGAAGTGATCTTAGGAAGTGAAGGAGACTTGGAACGGTTATAAGAATCTTCAAGTTCTTCCATTACCTTGTCTTCGCGACTTACAGGTTTGCTGTAAGATTCATATTCATCTTCTTGTTCTACCACAGCACGAGACTGTGTAGGAGTTGTAGTACCACCCAGACCAAGAACCATATTCATCCGACGCTCAAGATCTTCATATGACTTGAATTGGTCGGGTGCAGTAATTGCAGATAGAGAATACTCTTTCTTCCACAGTGCTTCCAGAGCATCATCATCGTCCAGTAGAGGACCTACGCGATCAAATTCAGAC